GTGTTTCCGTTCGTTTTGGACGAGCCACTAACCGAATGCGAACGCGATTTGTTAAATTCGCCCTCTAATCAAAATAAGTAATAACATTAATTAGTAAATGTTAATAATATGTATATAAAATACAAAAGAAACAATATAACAAAAGGAAAATAATATGACAACAACTACATTCGGAGAAGTAGATTACAGTGATGATGCTTTTGGTGGAGATAAAAAAGTCAATTCCAAAGACCTATTTTTACATCTTGACGACGGAACTAATGAATTAAGGTTAGTGACGGCACCTTATCAGTATTTAGTTCATAAGCACAAGAAAGACCCAAGCAACCCCAAGGATTTCGGACAAAAAGTTAATTGTTCGATGCTTCACGGTTCTTGTCCAAAATGTGCCGAGGGAGACAAAGCCAAACCCCGCTGGTTCTATGGAGTAATCAGCCGCAAAACAGGAACATATAAAGTTCTTGATGTTTCCTATGCGGTATTCTCGGGCATTCGTAAGTTGGCTCGAAATCCAAAATGGGGCGATCCAACTAAGTATGACATTAATATTGAGGTGGATCGCAATGGTGGGGCAACTGGTTATTATACAGTGCAACCCATTCCATCAGAGCCACTTTCTGCTGCCGATCAAATCATCAAGGACAATGCAGACCTCGACGATCTAAAACGCCGCTGCACCCCTCCTACACACGAACAAGCTCAAAAGAGAATTGATCGAATTAATGGGACAGTTTCAGCTCCCGGTAATTCCTCAACTACCAAAACAGCTTCCGTTCCTGCCGTTGATATGAGCACCGACACTGATCTAGAAGAGCAGTTTCCCGATTACAATGCAGCTACTACCGCTTAATTAGATGCCTATTCTCTAATTAAGTAAAACAAAAAGCCTTGGAGTTTAATTATTCCAAGGCTTTTCTATTTTTCACCAAACCGTTGATATATAAACTAATATGAGTAAAATAAAAGTTATGGGATTTGATTGCTCTTCCACTACCATTGGCTGGAGTGTATTGGAAGTAGATGGATATAATATTACATATCTTGACAGCGGATACATTAAACCGCTTAAAAAAGGAAACATTATTGAAAGAATTGCCAACGCTCGGGCTTCAATTCAATTACTAATAAATAAACAACAGCCAGACGAAATTGCCATTGAAGAAATCATTCAGTTTATGGCAGGAAAATCTACTGCTAAAACTATCATTATGCTAACTACTTTTAATAGGATGATTGGATTAGTAGCTTATGATTATCTACAAACGACACCATATTTCCATAATGTAATGAGTATTCGCCACGGACTAAAACTAAATAATATCGTTCCCAAAAAAGAAGATATTCCTAATTTAGTAGCTCAACATCTCAATATTTCCTTTCCCTGGGCACATAATAAAAAAAATAAACCCATTGTTGAAAATTACGATAGAGCCGATGGAATTGCGGTTGCTTTATATCATTGTTTTATTTTAACGAAACGAATAATTAAGAAAGCTAAAAAAGCCAAATCAAAAAAGAAAGTCAAAAAGAAATGAATTTAAACCAAGCCTATCAACTATTAAATCTTTCGACCACTGCTTCCGATGAAGAAGTTAAAAAAGCCTTCAAAAAAGCCGCTGCCAAATTGCACCCGGATGTTAATAAAGCTCCCGATGCCGAAAAGAAGTTTAAGGAAATTAACGAAGCTTATCAAATAATTCAAGAAAAAGACAATGTGGGAAAATCGCATCCTTTTGGCAATGTGGGAATTAATTTACAGGACATTTTTAGCCATATGGGAGTAAATCCATTTGACAGATCTAATTTAAGAGATACTGATATTATTAATTTAAATACCACCATTTCATTTGCTGAGTCAATTTTGGGAGTAAAAAAAGAAATTAAATATACTAGGCAAGTTAAATGTCAGCCTTGTAATGGAAATGGAGAAATTAATCTCTCCAATGGTTGCAAAAAATGTAATGGAAAAGGAAAAATTATTCAACAACAAAATAATATGATTTTAGTGCAGGATTGTGATCAGTGCCGAGGGAGAACTAAAAAATCATCTTGTAAAACTTGTAATGCTGAAGGAACAATAGAAGCCGAAGCTAATATTCAAGTGGCTATTCCTGGTGGTGTAATTGATGGTAATATTCTTAATTTATCTGCAATGGGAAATTATCAAGGAAACTTTGGAGCAATGGAACAATATACGGATACTCATTTGTATATTGAAGTTATTCCCGAACCTAATCTTTCACTGCAAGGATTGGATGTTATTACTACATTAGATTTAACATTAGCAGAAGCATTAGCAGGATGTAAAAAACAAGTTGCTACCATTAAAGGCGATTTAGAGGTTAGCGTGCCGTCTCGTTCTCGCCATAAAGAAGAGATTATTATTCCATCCCTCGGAGTTAATGGTAAGGGTAATGAGCGAGTAATTTTAGAAGTGAAATATCCAGATGATCTTGATCCATTATTATCTTTGTTGATTATGAATATTAATGCCGCTAATAAAACTTCTAATGTAGCAGCTAATGAAATTGTTAATGGAGATAAATAATGGCTTTTTCAACTCAATGTATTCATAAAGGTTGCTATAAAAATATGGAACCTTATTTAGATCCAGATAATAATAAAATCTATTGTTCCAGTTGCGATCAGGAGCTAACTAACCTTACCAATTTCGTTAAGGTGCAATTAAAAGCCAATAAGCAATACAAACCTAAACAATCTAAATCTTTCTCCGTTAAATGCCAATCCTGCAAAAAAGAAGATCGACCAAAACTAATAGGCAAAGAAGTGGTATGTTCATCTTGTTCCAAACCATTATCTCAATTAAGCGAACCATTTAAAATGATGTTGAGAGAAAAATTAAAATCAGCAGATAAGGATGTATGTTAAATCAAATCTCCGAAAGCTGCCGTTATTTATTGCAGCACTATCCCAATGCCCAAGAAGCGAGAGACTATCTAAATAATCGTCTAACCAAAGAGAGCCAAGAGAAGTTTCAATTTGGCTATTATCCTCCCATTAAACACATTTCCGCTTTAATAGACTTAATTGGTAGCGAAGAATTAATTCAAGAAAAATTAATGTATCAAAAGGAAATGGAGGATAGTTCAGGATATAGAAACATCAATATTAGTTATTTTCAAGATCATCCGCTTACCTTGCCATTTAGAGATCAGTACGGAAAGGTTATTGCTTTGGTTAATCGCTCTCTGCTCCCAGAAAAAGAAAGGGAAAGTAAAAAGATTATCAAATACAAAAATACCGTCTTCAAAAAGGGAAATTATTTATTTGGATTGTTCGAAAATAAACAATCCATTTTAGAAAAGGGGTGCGTCTATTTAGTGGAGGGGCAATTTGATGTTATTAAAGCGTCGGAAAAGGGAATAACCAATATAGTAGCCCTTGGTTCTTCTTATTTAACGGCATATCAGTTTGGAGTAATTAGAAGATATACTGACCATTTAATTTTGCTGCTGGATAATGATCAAGCGGGCGATAAAGGAAGAATGGCAGCCAAAAAGAAGTTCGGATATTTGGCTCATTTTCAAAACTTTTATATTCCTCAACCATATAAGGACATTGACGAATATTTGAGTGCCTTGGGAGATGATGAACCGAGTTTTGTGGTGAAGAGTTGAGGGTCGTTGGCAGCGGTTCCCATCGAAGATTGATTGCGCTACAAACTGTTTCAAGTAACAAATACTTGGTATTTGTTGCGATGAATAAAAAATAAAATTAGGAGAAAGTCAAATGTTTCAGGTATATACAATTAAAAATAAATTAAATGGAAATATTTATGTCGGTTGCACGGAAGTTGGTTTGGAGTTAAGGTTTGAGAGACACATCAAAAGTATGAATAAAGGGTCGGATTGTTCTTTGCATCAAGCCATCAGGGAGTTCGGTCAGGATAACTTTGAAATTAATGTCATCGAGGAATATTCAACCAAAGAAGAAATGTTTAAAGGGGAAGTTAAATATATTAAGGAGCTGGATACTTATAAAACCCCTCACGGCTATAATGATACCAAGGGAGGCGAAGGAGGGGATACTAACGGAGGAAAGACTTTTGATGATGAGTGGCGTTTAAATATGTCCAAGTCAATTACAGGAAAGCCTCGCAAATCAACAAGAAAATATTCCGATAAGATAGAACGGGAAATATGTCGCCAATATGTAGAAGACAATAGAACTATACATTGGTTGGCAAAAGAATTAAAAACTCATCGTAGCTTGATTATCGCCGTTTTAGATAGAGGTAATGTGGTAAGAAGGGAAAGCAATCATACTGGACATAAAAACTTTAGAAACAAATTTTCACCAGAAATAGAAAAGGAAATATGTGATCTTTTTCTAGCGGGAGGTGTCAGTAGAAGTGATTTAGGAAGAACATATAATAGTAAGGTAAATGTTATTACTGCTATTTTGGAGAGATATGATATAGTAATAGGAAATAAAAATGTAGAAAACATTCCTACTAAAATAGATAACGGTAATTATAAACCAATAGTATTATCAGAAGTGGTTGGAAAAGATTTCGCATCAAAAGCTAATAAGGCGGGTAGGAAATTATCTTTTGAAGAGGCGGAAACAATTAGAAAAGAATATGCAACAGGAGGTGTATCACAAAAAGAATTAAGTGTCAGATATCAAGTTCCAGAGTCTTGTATATCTAGTATTATAAGAAATAAAACCTATATTAAATGAATTGGAGCAATATGGAAAAAAGAAGGTCGCAGAGGAGTGACAAATACCAATATTTATTACTTGAAACAGTTTGTAGTGCAGAAATGATGGAAGCCTTTTGCAACGAAGATAGCATTTCCGCCAGACTTAATCCCTTTGACTATAATGAACATCTAATCGATCTTCAAGAACAGTTAAAGGTGGAGTTTTGGAGAGTGGTAAATAGTCAGCTCACCAAAAGGCAGAGGGATGTGATTACGCTTTATGCGGAGGGGTATACGCAGATGGAGATTGCAAAGATATTAAATGTGAACCAAAGCTCGGCTTGTGGGGAGAGCTGGTAATAGGTTCTCCCCACAAGTCTTAACAAACGATTACCAAATCATTGAATGGCAATTGTGATTATAAGAATAAAGGTAATAAAAACAAGGATAATAAAGATAATACTGGCAAGGTAATCATATATGGTGGATCCAAAAAGAAAATTAAAAAAATAATAGATAGCGATGAAAAGATCAAGGATTTATTACAAAAAATAGAAGACTGCCGCAACGAAAAATGGTAATCATTTACTGCCATATATGATTACCTTGCGTTATCGGCGTGTAAATTATGTTTTAAATTAAGGAGTAAAAATGAGCTCAACAAGCTGCAAAATATATGTGCTAACTAATATAATGAATAATAAAATCTATATAGGTCAAACATGGCAAGAGAATGTAGAAGATAGAATGAATGGAAATGGTTATTCTGGAAGTATCCATTTATTTAGTGCCATTAAATATCACGGTGTAGAAAATTTTAAATATACGGTATTAGAAATATGTTTTGATCAAGAATTAGCAGATTACTTTGAAAAATATTATATCAAGATTTTTAATACCCAGAATAGAGATATCGGATATAATATTGCAGAAGGTGGAGGAGCACCAATGCAAGGAAAACATCATACCCCAGAAGCAAAAGCCAAGATAAGTGTAGCATCAACAGGTAGAAAACCATCACCCGAGTCAATTGCAAAAAGAATTAAAACTCGCACCAAACCTCTTCCACCAATAACAACACAAGATGCAATGATAAAAGATTATTTAATTGGTATGAAAATTAGTGATATGCGAGATAAATATGATGTTTTCTCAAAAGTTATATATAGAGTTTTAGACTTTAGTAAAATACCCAAAAGAGGACAAAAGGGCCCCAATAATTTTACGGGTAAGCAACATACTCCCGAAACCAAAGCAAAAATGTCAAAGTCGGCAGAAAAATTGTGGCAAGATAGGAAAGAAAACAAAAATGACTGAAAATGACGAATGCTTAATTTTACATTTAGAAGAGGTTCAAAAAGAAGTTGCTGATGAAAAAGAATTTGAATTAAAAATAAATGAACGCAAAAATGGAAAACCTCGACATAAATTAGATCCATTGGGCTCGGCAGTCTTTTATTGTTTAATGAGTTTACCAAGGAAAAGTTGGTGGGGCGATGATGAAGCAGATGATAGATTTTTTGTTTCGGAGGAAGATGATAAAAAGATAAGATTAAAATCATTTGATACTTTTAATAGGGCTTATAAAATAGTGGTCGGTGAATATTGTGATGTTGGAAGAAATTTAATACCTTTGACCGCTTCCCATTCTCAACTCCTCCAAATCTTTGACACCGCCATCAAACTCATCCAAAACCAATCCTTCCTCTAACCTCCAAACATAGGAACCAACAAATGTCCCATTTTCCAGATTTTCCCAAATTGCCCCATGTATCAGCAACACATTATAATAACTATATCTCGCCCATTGAAGAAGATAAAATAATAGCTGCTCAAATCGCCAAACGAGCTAAAATGAAACAAATGAAAGAAACAATGAAAATTCTCAATATTCCCGTTGAAGATTTTGGAATTGTTTGTGTGCCATTGGAAAAGCTTTACGATATTTTAATGGACGAAACCAAAATGAAGGAAATAATGACCAAACTCAACAATAAGGCGTTATGGTAAAATGAACTCTTTACTTTCTGATTTCTAAGAGATGAAAAATAAAATTGTCA